CCCCGACTTTTGTTAAGCAAGTCGATGACGGCTTCCAGCGTATGTTTACTCATGGCTAATGAAGCGTTGCGAGTTTGTAGGCTCTCGTTGACTAAAAGCCGACCCGAACATGCCCAGCGTGCTGCTGACAACATGCGTAAAGCGGACGTCAGGGAGTGCTACATACACAACCTGACACCGCTAGAGGCACTTACTGAGCCGATGGTTATACACGGCGCAGTTACTTACACATTGCGACTTGACTAGACCCCTATTGGGATGTGCGGGAGTGTGCCAATAGACGATGTTCAAGGACGTCTCTGGCTGCTTGGCACCAATGCAATCAACTATAACTTTCGCCCATTTCTTAGGGGATGCCGTCCAACTATAGAGTTGCTGCAAGGTCATTATGCCAGCGTAGAAAACTTTGTACCGGCTGACCATCATGACACGATTATGTGGTTAAGCTGGTGTGGGTTTACCTTTGATGAAAGCATGTATGAAATAAACAGCCATACTTTCATGCGATTTGAGCGTTGCGCTGTAGATAAGAATGATGTTATTGGTGAATTAAGTCGGCCTGTAATGCACTGAGCGACCCGCAAGGATAATCGCGTTGAGGATGCCACACAGATAACCGTAAATGTGAAAACAATCTTACGAGGACTGTAAAATGGCGAACACTATTGATGTCGCATTTATTAAGCAGTTCGAGTCCGAAGTTCACATGGCTTATCAGCGTATGGGTTCCAAACTGCGGAACACTGTGCGTATGGCAAACAATGTGACCGGTTCGACTGTTCGTTTCCAAAAGATTGGTGCTGGCTCTGCCTCCACCAAGTCGCGTAACGGCAATGTTACTCCTATGGAGCTTGCACACACTCAAGTGGAAGCAACCATGGAAGACTTCTATGCCGCTGAGTACATCGACAAGCTGGATGAACTCAAGATCAACATTAACGAGCGTCAGGCTGTTGCCCAATCCGCTGCTGCTGCTCTTGGTCGTAAGACTGACGAGCTTCTTTACACAGCAATGGATGCGGGTGCCAACTCGACTCAGATTCACGATACTGGTTCCGCTTTGGCGCTTGCCGATATCCTGTCTCTGTTTGAGACGTTTGGTACTGCAAACATTCCTGAGGATGGTGGCCGTTATCTGGCTATGCACCCGAAGGGTTACGCAGACCTGTTTACTATCACTGAGTTTGCATCGTCAGACTTTGTTGGTGAGCAGAACCTGCCGTTTGCTGGTGGCATGACCATGAAAGAGTTCATGGGCTTCAAGGTGTTCTCTACCTCGGCTATTACCGCTGGTAAGAACATGGCCTACCACACCTCGGCTGTTGGTCTTGGCATCAATGCAGATGTCTCGACTGAGATCAACTACGTCCCAGAAAAAGTATCACACCTTGCAACCTCGATGATGTCGATGGGTGCAAAAGTTATCGACGATAACGGTGTGTACGAAGTTCTGGACAACAACTGATAGGAGTGACAAATGGCTTATAGTGCAGCAAATCTCACTCGTATTGGCGGTGCTTCAAATGGTGATCTGTGGCTTTACAGTTCTGCTGATGCAATCGGCACTGTAAATACCTCTGGTTATTTTAACGATGCCGCAAATATGCTGGCTGTTCGTGATGTTATCATTGTTGTGGACACAAATACTCCGACCACAAACTTTGTAAACGTCCTGTCGAACACAGGTTCAGTGGTCGATGTCTCTGATGGCACGGCTATCGCTGAAACTGACGGCGACTAAAATAGGGAGAGGGGGCTACGGCCCCCTCTACTGACATGACCAGTACAGCAGCAAATTCAGCAGTAGACATCTGCTCAAGGGCATTGATCCTGATTGGTGCAGATCCGATTACGTCTTTTGAAGACGGAACCACAGAGGCTCTTGTCTCTGTGAATCTGTATGAAGATGTTGCTAGAGCATCACTGGTTAATGCTAGGTGGCGATTTGCTACTAATCAGTCTGTGTTAAACAGGCTAACTGATGCGCCTACTGGCAGATATGAATACGCCTATCAACAGGCAGATGGCACATTGATGGTACATGCTGTTACCGTCAATGACCTGCCTATTGAATACCAAATCTATGGTGACAAGATTTATGCTGACACATCACTAAATGATGTTGTCATTGCAGATTTTACACACAGGGCTAATGAAGAAAACTGGCCCTCGTACTTCACGCTTGCTGTTGAGTATGCGCTAGCAACCTTGTTTGCAACGTCTATTGCCAGAGATGCTGGCTTGGCGTCATTGATGAAACAGGCAGGGCAAGAAGCAATGGCAAAGGCTCGTAGCTTGGATGCGCAGCAGCAGACAACACGCAAGCTGGTAACGTCGAGGTTTATTACTGACAGGCGAAGTTAATGGCTAGAGTCCGCGTACCGATTAGTAACTTTCAGTATGGTGAGATCAGCCCATCGCTTGTTTCGAGAACTGACACTCCGCTCTACAACAACTCTGCAAAGAAGATAGAGAACTTCTTTCTGCGCAACGAGGGTGGGCTGCTCAAACGCTTTGGCACCAAACGCATATATGAGTTTGACACTACGGTAGATTCCTCCGCTACCCAGCAACTCAGGTTGGTGCCATTCATCTTTTCTGATGATGAACGATACATTGTCAGTCTTGAAAGCGCCAAGATCCGTGTGTTTCAAATTGATCCGACAACTGGTAATGTTTCTCTTATTCAGACGCTCACACAGGATGTGGATAGCAATGCTATTCCGTTTACCAACGCCAAACTACCAGAGCTAACATACGCTCAGTTTGGTGATGTGATGTTCATTGCACACCAGACGTTTATGGTGCGTAAGCTGGTTCGCACTAGCCTAACCACGTTTGAACTACAGCTTATGACATTTAACGAGAGTGCGGATGGTTATCGTATTAACCAGCCCTACTATTCGTTCCAAGATATTGCTGTGACTCTTGATCCATCTGCTAGTACAGGCAATGGAGTTACTCTTACAACAAGCGCAGACTACTTTGATACAACAGGCTCACAGTCAGGTGGTAACTATCCTGATTCAAAGCATATTGGTGTTGTGCTGCGATATCACGACAACGAGATTGAGATTAAGTCTGTTCAGTCTGCAACACAGGCAACAGGGGACATTACTGATGAACTGCTAGTGCATTTGGATCGTGATGCTTTTGAGACTACTGATGGGCATACAAATGTACATGTTACATTTGCAAATCATGGGCTTTCAGAAAATGACACAATTGTAATTTCAGCGGCAGGAGCAGTTGGTGGTATTTCTGCCAATAACCTAAATGGTACAAGAACAGTTACTGAGGTTATTGATGAAAATGAGTTTGTATTTACTGCTGGCTCTACTGCTAATGAGTCTACGATTGGCGGCGGTTCACCTAAAATCGTAACCCACGCTGCCACTACAGAGTGGGGTGAGCAATCATACAGTGCGCTGCGGGGCTATCCCGGCGCTGTAACATTTCACGAGAACAGGCTGTGGCTAGGTGGCACACTAGCCCAGCCTGACGGTATCTGGGCAAGCAAGTCTGCTGACTACTTTAACTTTGATATCGGTGATGCAGAAGATGACGATGCGCTAGACATCACAGCATCTATTGGTGAGATCAATACCATTAGGCATCTAGTGTCTAACCGTGACTTGCAGATCTTTACTAGTACGTCTGAGATGTACATACCGTCATTTACTGAAAAGCCGATTACACCGACTAACGCACAGGTGCGTAGGCAGACATCTTATGGTGCAAACTTTGTGCGTCCTAGCTCGTTTGATGGTGCGACCATTTATGTGCAGAAGACTGGCTCTGTTGTGCGTGAGTATATCTACTCTGATGCAGAAGCAGCGTATGTATCTACTGGCATCTCTGTGCTGTCACCGCATTTGATTAGCAGCCCGGTGCAGATGTCTATCTTGCGCGGTGCAATCAATCGTCCTGAGTCTTACGCCTTTGTGCTGAACGATGATGGCACACTGGCTGTGTTTACATCAAACAGGGCAGAGCAACGCGCTGGCTGGACGCAGTGGACTACATCAGGCAAGTTTCACTCTGTATGCACAGTAGATGATCGCGTGTTCTGTATTGGCACCTACGACACTGGCGCTGGCACAGACAAGCATGTTCTGATGGAGTTTGAGTCCACACTCAATATGGACTTCTCTGATGATTTTACTGGCACCGCTGGTGTGTTTGATGTGTCTAGCCACTTTGCCAATGGCGCTGTGGTAAAGGTGGTAAGTGGCAATGACTACCTTGGTGAGTTTACTGTAGCTAGCGGCAACGTAGATGTATCTGCAATACAAGAGATTACATCGGCTGAGATTGGTTTTGACTTTAATGTTGAGGCAGAGACGCTGCCGCTTGATGCGTCAGTTACGAATGGCCCACTTACAGGTGAGCCACGCTCTGTAAATCGCGTTGTGGTAGATCTGCTTGATACTTTGTCGTTGTCGGTAAATGACAAAAAACTTGTTATTCGCACAGTAACAGATGATTTTAGTCAGGATAGAACAGCAGTAACAGGTAAGCGTGAGTTCAGGTTCCTTGGCTATAGCAAAGATCCGACTGTTAAAATAACCCAGACCGCACCTATGTCACTACAGGTGAATGGTATTGTTGCGGAGGTGACGTTCTAATGTCGTTTATGGCAATACAAGCAGTAGGAACTGCGCTGTCTGTTGTCTCTGCACTTAATCAGGGTAGGGCTGCAAAGCGCGAAGCTGAGTTTAATAGGCAGCAGCTTGAGTTCAAAGCCAAGATGCAAAAGCTGGAAGCGCAGGAAAAGGCAAACCTGCGCTTGCGTGACCTTGATACTGCGCAAGCATCGAACCGCGCCTTTGCTGCATTTATTGGCAGAGATCCCGGCGACAGATCTATGAAAGCATTTATGGATCGGCAGGAAGAGATTGCATATCAAGATGTGCAAGCCCTTGAGTCTGGTGCATTGATTGAAGCATCACAAACACGCCGCCTTGCAGCAATGGAAGGTGTGCGTGGGCGTAATGCCATTGTTCAGTCTTACTTTAATGCTGGAAGCGCAATCACTACTGGCTTGTATCGGTATCATGTCTACAAGACAGATCAGACAGGAGAGCCGTAATGGCAGTAATTAAGCAGCGGCGTCAGTTTCTTCCGCAGAGCATTGGCGTAGTACGCGCTAACACAGGTGCGCAAGAGGTTGCTCGTAGTGTTGGCAATCTTGCCAATGCCATGATTGAAACGTCATTTGACGAACTTAAAAAACAAGCTCGTGATCGCGGTCAAGAGCTTGCAGAGCTTGCAGATCTGCGTGCCATTGACCCGAAGACAGGCAGAATCCAAGCCCTTACTGTGCCGACTAGTCTTGGTCGCGCTGCTGCTGATGCCTATGAAGAACTTATTGAAAAGCGGTATGTAACTCAGACAGAGCAAGACTTTAAGATAAAAGCTGCTGAACTTGCTGTTGCATATGAGTTTGATCCCAATGGCGTTGCCAAATTTAGCACTGAGTTTGGTGAGTACATTGAAGAAACAGCGGCTAACGCATCGCCCAAGTTTGCCGGTGCGTTTCGCAACTTTGGCGCTGCACTGCTTTCGTCTAACAAACTTAGTTTGCAGCAGGATGCTAACCGGCGTGAGAGAAGCAGCCTTGCATCAGAAGCTGCTGTAAATCTTGATAACGAGGTTCAGGCATACAGAGACATGATCTCTTTGCCTACCTATGCGCCGGGTTCTCCATCAGCAGAAGACGCTGAGATTCTGCGTGACATTGCTTTGATGGAGTTTGAGAAGGCTCAGAAGCTATTTCCAGATCTAATCACACCTGCTGAAATTGAGAAAGCTAGAGCTAACTTTGATCGTGTAACCGATGTTGCTATTGGCAACCGGATTATTAACAAGATCGAACTGTCTGGCGACATGGACTACACAACTGTAAATCAGGTTGTGCGTGTTATTCGTGCGCGTGGTGCTGGGCTAGAAGCTCTTCCTGATGAAATTATGATGGATGTGTCAGAGCTTCTAATGTCTCCGACGTTTGCTGATAACGTCGATACAGTGATGCAAGACATTAAGCAGTATGGCTCAGACAAATCTATTGAAGCGACTATTGCAGCAGCAGAAGAAGCAGAAGAAGAATCAGCAGAAACTGAAGCACAAAGAAACGCTCAGATTGAAAACAGATTTGAACTCATGCCAAAGCGTGAGGAAGCTGTTTCTAGTATTACTGATGCTCTTGGTAGCAATGATTTTGCTACTGCTGGCAAGTTGTTTAATGACTATTCAAATGCAGCTATTGCATCAATTAAAGGCATAGAAGACGAAGGGGCTATTAATCAGGTAAATAGCAACATTGCGTATGTACGCAACTTTATGCTGGATCAGATTACAAACAAGGCAAATGCAACAGCAACAAATGCTGCTGATCTGTCTAAGTTTGCAAATTATGTAATGAGCAATGGCAAAGATCCAAATAAGCCAGAAGGTGAAATGCTTGTTCTTGCAGACAATTTTATTGAGTTGTCTCGCGGCGTTAATGTGCAAGATAAGTTAAATGGTCTTGTGTCTGATGCTAGACGCCTAGCTTCTGATGAAGCTGCAACACGATCTAGCCAAGCTGACATAGATACAGCAGCCGCAATGTCTACTGGCTTTGCAAATAATTCAACAGCCAGCGTTAAGAAGGTTGCAGATCAGCTTGTTAGGCCAGAAGGGTCAATGCCTGACTGGTATCTTGGTGAAGGTTTTGAGGCTCGTTCAGATTGGGGAACCAAGCTGATGACTCAAGCTAACGGTGCATTGCCGGGGCCGCTTATTAATGCTGTGAAGGGGTCTTTGACAGGCAGGTTTGACAACCGGCCAGATGATCTTGTGAAGCTGGTTCAGTATTATGCTCAATTTCGTCAGATGCCTAGTGCGTTTGGGCCTCCGCGCAATCTTTGGCAAGACCATCTAAGTGCAAAAGAAATTGGTTTGCTTGAGGGTGCGCTTACTGTTGCCTCTTTTGAGGGCATTGATAACTTTCCAAGCATCCTTGCTACATTGCGTGGCGCATGGCCGGATGGTGTTCCAGAGAATCAAAAGGTGTTTGATGACAAGCTGCGCAGCTTGTTTGGTGATGGAAAAACTCTAAGCGATCTAACAGCAGAATATTCTGTTACAGAAACCTTTGGTTTTACCAGTGACATACCGAACCCAAACATTGCTGGTGAGATTGAGCCGCTTGTTAAGTGGGCAATATTGTCAAATAACGATGCTGATGGTGTTAAGGACATGGTAATGCGCTATGTGGATCAGCATTACCCAGAGACTAATGGCATTATTCTTGATCCGGTGTTTGGCAATATAAACAGGTCTAAGTTTGCTCTGTCAAAAACATTTCAGGAAAGAACACCACAAGCTATTTCTGCATTAAACAGCCTTGTGCAAAGAAAGGTTCAGTTAAGCGGTGCAGAAGATGACCCGCGCAACGACTATTACTTTGGCGTAAGCATTGATAATGATCGCTTGCGCGAAAGCATGTTGGTTGGCGGACGAGCATTGCCTCCGGGCTACAAGTCTCCTTATGAGCAGCGCATGGATGAAATGGAAGCTATTATGGCTGGGGAGATGGAGCCGTCTGAGTCGGTGCCTCTTGGCGCGGGTGGTGGTGTAAGAGCTTATCTTGTCCCGCAGCCTTTGGCTCCTGTTGGCGGAGAAGAGAACGTTGATACAGTGTATCAGATGTACAAAGTGAATGATCGCACTGGTCAAATGACCCCTGCTTTTATTTACAACAAAGATGCAGACGGCAATGTTTTTGCAGAAATGGTAACTATACGCATGTCAGAGATTTATGCTGAGATGGGCATGGCGCAGACAGGATATATTTATCCATGAAGATTGTTGTAGATCCATTTGCTCACAATGATGTTCTGTACTCTGGTGTGCAGACGCAGCTTGCTGCTGATGATCCTGCTTTCTTTGATGTGGTTGAAGCATCTGTTGGCTACACCTACGATCCGATCATTGAGTACATTAGCAACAGGATAAAATACGATGGCCTAGAGGATATTAACTATCGTCCGCTAGATGATATTGATGGCTACGAGGCATACCGTGATGATCTTATGGATGCTAAGAACGCCGACCACATGGTCGATCTTAAACGCGCTATTGATG